TCTTGGGAGAATCTAGCCTGCTCTCAACCCCCACCCCTATCCGACGGGTATCTTGACCACGTTAAGCGTGTGTCTGCCCGTCTCTTTCCTCCGGGTTGGGATAGGCATTATCGTTCCTTCGTCGGGAACCATTTGCCTAATCCGACCGCACGCAAGCCCCGTTTATCACGGGCCGACCTGTTGTGGGCCGGGCGGAGGGAGGAGTTCTTTACCGCGACTACTGAAGAGTCCGATTTGCCATCGGGGCTCACAGCGCGGTACAAGGAAGTCATGTCTGCGGGGAAGCGTCGTCCACTGCTAATCTATGATGAGGCAGTGGAGCTTCTCGGGCCCATGCATAAGTGCATGTACCGCCACCTCCGTGGGTTCGACTGGCTTCTTTGCGGTCCTCCGACCGAAGAACGGATAGCATCTGTCTGTGTGCGGGAGTGCCAGACCTCGGTCGATCTGGTAAACGCAACTGACGGGCTGAGTCACTCAGTGGCTCATGCCATCCTCGATAACGCATTCTTCACTTCTGTGGAGATCCCCCGTAGTCTTCGAGCTCTCGCGAAGGCTTCGCTTGGCCCCTCTTTTGAGGGTTCGGGGGGTGTTACTCGAGTGGTCACGCACGGACAGATGATGGGTTCCTACCTCTCCTTCCCTCTTCTTTGTGTTCAGTCTTATTGTGCGGCCCTTTGGGCCGCACGATTTGACCCTGAGGCGCGATTCCTCGTGAATGGGGATGACACGGTCATCTCGGCCTCACGAGGTGTCACTGTAGGGGATTACCCTGATGGGTTCCGGCTTAACGGTGATAAGACTATCGTTGCAGAGAATGTGGTGGATGTCAATTCCACCACATTTCTCAGGTCAAAGAGTGGGAGGTGGCGTGAAGTTCGCCATCTTAGGAGAGGTGGGGCTCCTACCGATTATTGCGGGATGATGCACATGGCTTCGGCCGTGGTTGCTGCCGGCCCCGTGTGGGTGGACGCTTACCAGCGTGCGCGTATCGGTAGGAGATGGGGGTTTCTCCCTTCCCAGGTAGGACATACGTCCTATGCTGCTTTCTTGCGAGAGCGGCAGATGTCTCAGCGACGTTACTTCACGCCACTACCTTGTCCTGATTCAAAACAGGATGAGACATCTCTGCGTCGGATCTATGGTAGAGATCCGCGGCCCCTCGAAAGCGAAGCCTTGCGGGCTTTCCTTTGGCGGGAGGGGCGGAGGGGGGGTCTGAAGAGAGACGAATTTTCCCCTTCCCCAGGGAAAATTCGTCGGACATATGGCTACAGGGCCCGGCCCTGTAGGTCCCTTTTGAGTTTTGTCGGCTCAAAGGGGCGGCGGTTAGTGGCACGCCGCTCACCAGTGCCCCGTTTCTTTCTCATTCCTGATGAGTTTGAGACGGAGGAAGAAGAGAGAGCCTCCATTGAATTGGCGAAGTTCATCGATATGGACTCCGCGCTGGCCTTTGGAGGATGAGTTCGGTGGCTCCCAGCCACCTGTGGCCGGTTGTGGCGGCCGCCTTGTGTATGACCCCAGCCGGGTGCCGAAGGACTCCCGGCAAGCTGGTTTCATAGA